GGAGGATAAATATTTTTTTGAAAACTATTGTATTCTCAAGTGCTGAAAAGAGCAATGTTCATTTAACTTAACAGATCGGTTTATATTGGAAGGAGGTATCTATATGGATTATTGTATTATGTGTGATAATACTGGTGTTTATTTAGAGCCAAATGATTCTGAAAAATATGATGAAGCATTTGAGTATTATGACCGTATGGCTATATTCAATCTTGATGAAACTAGAAGAAAAGCATTAGATGATGTTGGCTACACTAAAGTTACACCATGCCCTTATTGTCATAAATCTCCAAAGGATTATAAGTAATTAGTACGGAGGGGAGATATACTCTCCTCTAATATATACCTTAATATTTTCATAAAAATTATAAAGTATTTTAATTGTATTAATAATAAAACCTACTTCACTTGTTTTACCATTTCTAATTGTATTTATTTTGCTTTTAATATTGTTAATTATATTTTTCATAAATATCTATGGCTCTATTTCTTAGAATGGAATATCTCCATCATCAATTGGTATCATATCATCATTGAAATTATCATTATTTACTTTACTATCACTTGAATCAATAAAATCAAATCCATCAACTACTACATAAGTTGTATATCTTCTTGTCCCATCTTGTGCATCATAACTTCCAGTTCTAATACTTCCTGCTATACTAAATCTTTTACCTTTAGTCAAATACTGAGCTATAACTTCTGCTCTCTTAGAATAAGCTATACAATTTATAAAATCAGCTTCTTGTGTTCCATCTTCTTTTTTGTAATCTCTATTTACTGCTAATGTGAACCTTGTTACTGCTGTTCCTTTATTAGCAGTAAATCTTAATTCAGGATCTTTAGTTAATCTCCCAACTAAAACAACTTTATTTACTTAAATCATCCTCTCTATTCATAATACTTTCTATTATTTCTTCCCCTTGCTATGGCAATAGCATTAAATTTGTATTTATTATATTCTAATTCTTTTGCCTTACGCTTCTTTTTTAAGTCATTAACATATCTAGCAACAAATTCTTCTTTACTTAGTTTCATATTAATCACTCCTAAAATTCTGATAATCTTTGAGTTGGTAAATTATAATTTAATTCAACTACTCCAGTTCTACCATTTCTACACTTAGCAAAGTTTATTTCTAAAACATCATCCACTATATCTTCCTTATCCTCTCTTGCTCTATAATAACCATCCCTATAAAGAAGTCCTATTACATCAGCATCTTCTTCAATGCTTCCAGTATCTCTTAAGTCTGATAGTATTGGTCTATGGTCTGCTCTTTGCTCTGATGCTCTTGAAAGTTGACATAATGCTACCATTGCCACATTTAACTCTTTAGCCATAGCCTTTAATGAATTTGATATATAGCTTGATTGTTCATATTTACTTCCCTTTGTTGTTGGTCTTATTTTCCCTATATGATCTACTATGATTACATCTAACCCATGCTTTATTTGAATTTCTTTAGCTATTAATCTTATTTGATTTACTGTTATTGATGCAGGTTCATAAACAAATATGTTATTCTTCCTGCTTAATCTATCAAAAACATTTAATATGCTATTCATCTCAGAATCATTAAACCTTCCTCTAGCAATCTTTCCATTTTCTATACATGAATTCGAAGCTAATAACCTTTGTCCCATTCCTTCTGTACTCATATCTAACTGAATATAAAGAACCTTGCCTTTTATATTTTCCATTATTGATAGTGATAAGGCTGTCTTTCCCATTGAAGGCCTTGCTCCAAATACAATAAAGTCTTTTTTCTCTAATCCATTTGTTGCATTATCTATTTTTTGAATTCCTGTACTTATTCCAGTTAATCCACTTTTATTATTAAAAGCTTTCTCAATCTTGTTTAAAGTTTTCTCCATTACCTCACTCATTGTATAAACCTTATCTTCTCTATCTGATGAATTAAGATCAAGCAAAGTATTTTGTAATAAATCCACTTTTGATTCAATACTTCCACCATCAGTTATTATGCTTTTACAAGCAACAATTAACTTTCTTTCCTTGCTCTTTTCTTTAACTAAGTTTAAATGACTATCAAATGTACCTCTTGATGTGTGATATGATATTTCAGTTAAATCAGATAAGGTGATAGCTTGTGCCTTTATTTCTTTGGATAACTTCTCAGCGACTATTGTTAAATCAAAACTTATGTTATTCTTAAACAACTCTCTCATAGCTCTATATGTAATTTTGTTTTTAGAGCTATAAAAATCATTCTCTTCCAAAGAACCCATAGCTTTTATCATAAAATCATTATCTTGTATAATAGTTCCTAAAATAGCTTTTTCACTATCAATAGCATAATTACTCTCCATACTCTCACCTTTAATAATCAAAATTACCTTCCTTTATATTAAGATTACCTTTGCTTATTTCTTTTTTTCCTGATCCAAAGTCTTGATTTAAATATCCTTCAAACTTATTACCAAATAAAGTTTCAGGCCTTAAATATTTTTCATACTCTGTACCTTTCCATTCAGAAACTTTACTATCTATAACCTTAAAGAACTCTTCCTCATTAAATCCCTCATCTATTCTTGCTTTAATTAAAGATTGTGTCTTTCTAGTTGTAGATTTATATGATTTTCCAGTCTTTGAATTAAGATAATCTATAACTCGACTATATATAATATTATTTGTATCTCTTATAGAAGAATCTTTGTTAGGAAATTTTTGCCCATCCCTTGGGAAATTTTTGCCTAACCCTTGGGAAATTTTTTCCCAAGGTTGATATTCGGTTAATTTATCTAAATTTGAAGTAACATTTATATACGAAAACTTTCCTTTTACTCCATCTTTTAGATAAAGCAACTTTCTATCTAGGAATTCCTTTTCACAGTAAATTTTCAATCTCATTTTTAACTTTCTTTGAGTACCTATAATAGGTATTTGCTCTAATAAATATCCTTGATCTATCCATATAAAACGTTCTCCATCAATAATTTGAAACTGCATATTTTTACTTGAATACATATCTTTAATTACTGATAATATAAGAGCATCATCATTATCTAATCCTGCTTCTATTAATTTTTTCTGACTAAATCCATGAATTGTGTATTTCATTTTATACACCTCTTTTCTTGCCGAAATTAATCTTCAATGTTAAAATTAACTTGTGAATATTTTTTAGTGTATTGATTGCTTTGGTCGGTATCAATACACTTCTTTAGAGCTTCTTTATATGACATACCATTTAGAGATAGCTCTATTATTTTTTCAATAATTTTATTCATCTCAACTGTATCCATATTTAAACCCTTCTTACGAGCATTTCTGCTTCACTTAAAACCTCTAAGAATTTAAGTTGTGATGTTTTCTTTCCAAAACCAAGCCTATTAAATCTGATATCCTCTTCTGCAATACATAAAATAGTTTTAAAATCACAACTTGAATATTTGCTTTTTAATCTTTGAATTGCTTTTAATACCATAATTACCTCCTATATCTTGTACGAATTATTTACATTGTATTATTTCTTTAGCCTTTTCATTTTCAAGCTCTATAGCCTTTTTAGCTAATAAATTATTAAATTTTTCTATAGCCTCCATAGATGGTTGTTTTAATATTCTTACTTTAGTTGTTCCTATATATCCATCTGTTATAAATACATTTCCATCTTTTATAATTTTCTTTGGAAATAAACTTATATCCCAATCTTTAGGATCATCTTTTTTTCTTCTTGCCATACTACTTACTCCTCCCCTAAATATTTTTCTGCTATAAGTCTCATTTCTGCTGCTCTCTTTTCTAATTTTGAAAAGAATTTTACTATGACTTCTAATTCATCTCTTTCTGATACATCAATCACTCCATCTTCAACTATTTTTAATAATGTCTTCTGAATATTAACACTATCATCCAGTGTATTAGCTACTGAAATTGCAAACTTATACAAATTATCAATATTCTCTGATTCAATTATTGGAGTAATTCTCTTACCAATAGGACACTCATTACAACAATAATGATTTAAAAGTTCAGGAGCATTATATGCTTCTGCCATAATAACAACCTTATCTACTGGAACTACTTTACAAAGGTCTAACTCATAATCAGTTAATGAATCCTTTGAAATTCCTAAAAACTCTGAAGCTCCCTCCCTACTTGAAAATTTTGAATTAAATTCAGCAGCCTTTTTTCTTGCAATACAATACACATTATTAGCTGCTTTAGTTGGTTGCTTTGCCATGTATTTTATTCCCCTTTCTTGAGATAATATATTTATACAACAATTTGTTGTTTTAATTCGCAAAAAAAATATCCTCTATTGTTGTTTCAAATAAATTGGAAATTTTATATGCTAAGTCTAAAGAAGGTTTTCTTACTCCCTTTTCTATCATGCCTAAATAACTAGTTGTAATACCTAAAATACAAGCTATTTCTTTCTGAGTAAGACCTTTTTTTAGTCTTAAAGATAATATTTTATTTTTCATAAGTTCACCTCCAAACAACTCATAGTTGTTTACATTTTTATATTAATACAACAAATAGTTGTTTGTCAAGTTTTTTTGAACATTTTGTTGTTTTAGGTGAACTATACAACTTTAAGTTGTATAATTATATTGATAATGAAAGGTGGTTTTTATGTTAAATAATAGATTAAAAAGTTTAAGAAATGAAAAAGGTGTATTACAAAAAGATGTAGCTGAATACTTAAAAATATCTACAAGTGCCTATGGTTTCTATGAGCAAGGAAAAAGAATTCCTGATGTTGAAACTTTAAATAAACTATCTGATTATTATAATGTTTCTATAGACTACCTTTTAGGCAAATCAAATATTAAAGAATCAGCTGAAGACATAATTAATGATGAAACTTTGACTCTAGCTTTACATAATGATAATGGTATTGATGATGAGCTTCCAGAAGAAGCAAGGCGAGAAATAGAAGATTTTATTGAATACGTTAAACATAAATATAAAAATAGCTAAGGAGATGTTGCTAATTGTCATATTTGCATATAGATGAATTATTAAGCCCTATAGGACTAGGAAGTACTCAACCCTGTATAGGTTTAGCAAATGGTAAACAAGTAATTGTTAAATTTTTAAATAACCAAGAAGGAAATAAAACTTTAATAAATGAATTAATTTGCTATGAAATAGCAAAAAAATTAGAACTTACAATACCACAAGGTGGATTATGTATTATTGATAATAATACTAAAATAAACCATAATGTAATTGAACTTACTGAATTTAATGAAGATTGCTATGGTATAGGATTTTATTCAGAATACATAAATAATGTTACGAAAGTAAATGGTCCCGCAGTAATAAAACTTTCTTCAAACTATAAATGGTTATTACCTAGATTAATTCTATTTGATCATTTAATTTTTAACAAAGATAGAAACCCTGGTAATTTACTTATTAGCATGAACAAATCTGATAAATCTTTATACGTAATTGACCATACTCATACATTTAATCTTCAATG